CTTTTCAGCAGATAATCTTGCATAACTTCTTCCTCCGATTTCGCGCTTAAAGAGCCGCGAAGCTTGATGTAATCCTCATAAAGTTCCGTGAAATTCTTTTTCCCGAGCAATTTTCCGTCAATAAATTTTTTAAAGTTTTCATCTTTATCCAAAGCCGCAATATCCAAGTTAGGATATTTCTTCTTGCATTCCTCGATCTGCCTGCCAATCTCGTTGATTTTTGCTTCGTCTTTCTTTTGTTTGGCTTCTCTTTCGCGCCGTTTCCTTGCTTCTTCGGCATTTTTATTCTTTCGACGCTGTTCTTCTTCCTTCCTCCGCTTTTCCTCTTCGGATTCGCCGGCAGATTCCTTTTCGTCTTTGCTTTCCTCGGCTTTCTCTTCCTCTTCTTCGAGGCTTTCATCCTCATTGTCATCCTCGTCGAAGTCATCTTCCAAGTCCAGCAAATCTTTAAACAGTTCTTTGTCGTTCATTAATTTTTACACTCCTTTCTCTTAACGCCGAGACGCGACACTGGCTTAACGCTGCCAGCAACACGACTTTCTGTATTAATTATATTATTTTTTTAAAAAATTGTCAAATTTTTCTAACATTTTTTTTATATTTTCCGATTATTATTTTTGCTAAAAATTTGCAAAATTCTTTGACTTTCTGCAGCCATTTGTTTTATTTGCTCGGATAATTCTTGCTTTTCTTGCACCGCTTTTGCGGAAACATCCGCCAACATTCGTTTCAAATTATCGTTCTCCCGAATAAGCAAATCAATATTAGCCCGATCCTTCTTCACATCTTCATAAGCCTTCGTCATTTGCTCGATGACAAGTTTTAATTGTTCGTTCTGAAATTCAAGATTTCTAATCTTCTGTTTTACAGCATCATATTCTTGAACCTTCCGAAGAATCTCTTGCCTATTAGAAATCATCCCGTCCGGCAACATTTTAAGGTAAGCCTCAAACGGCACTTGCCCCGATTGAACCGCCAGACCGATAACCTCAATATTCGCATATTCACTAAACGACGGGGCCGGGCCAACCCGAATATCAATAATCACATCGTCATCAATATAATCCGGCCCGTTAAACGAGTTCTCGTTCATATAAGGGCGCGAATTGTCCTCTTCATAACCATGCTCGGTTATAATGAAATTCTCATGCTCATAATAAAACATCGCGAACAGAAACATTATATACGCTTGATCGCGTTTATATTCGTTGAAAAGTATCGCGTTTATCGAAGAATTCTCTTTCGCCCGTTGTATCAAAAGTTCCGTTTGCTTGCCGCTTTGTCCGGCATAATCGCTCATGCCTATCTGCACGTTTGAAGCACCGGCAACAGACCGAATCGCCTCAACCAAGGCTTGCGAATACCTAACCGAATCTGCAGGAACCTGAGCCGACGGAAATCTCGTAAATACATCTTGTATTCTTTCCCCCGGCGCAAGCCCTTCTGCTTCAAGTATCTGGCCATTATCCGTTGTAATCTCCTGCGACCCAAATAAACCTTTCTTGAAAACAAATCCGCCAAGAACATTATCCTGCAATGCCTTGTCATAAACCGCAAAATGATTATTAATCGACTTTTGCGCCTCAACATATTCAAGGGCTATCGGATATCCGTAAAAACAATTATCTCTTTCGTTAAGACATAGCCGAACGAACGGATAAAGATTCCACACCCGTTTATTGCGCTTATCTTTAGTCTTTTTCTCATGAAGTTCCATCGTTTCCGGAGTAGGCTCAACATTCTTCGGCCAATAATACGGATTCATTGCCTCGCCTTCTACAAGCACGGCCGTTTGCGTAGCAACCGTGTAAAGCACTTCCCCATCTTCATTCCGATAAAACTTGACATAAACATTGACAAGTTCATCGTCATAATAATCCGCCCCGACCGTCTTTTCCGTGTCTTTCGTATAAAGTTTGCCGTCCGGAACAACATGCCGACATTTTTCTTCGCCGTATTTTTTCTTAAGCGCCCCGATTTTTACTTCGGTATTGTAAATTACCCACTCTTGATCTTGTAGGTCTTGATTATACGGATCGGCTACAACAAAACGCCGTATATCTATAACCGCCGCTCGAAGACATCCCTTTTTATTGCTTAAATAATTCCTTCTATCCAAATCCCAATAGAACATCATAATAGCCGTTCCTTTAGTATAATCATCTGCAAGCATCTTTAAATCTAGCCGGCGTAAATTCATGCTCTGGGAAAGATATTTCAAAAAGTCCTGTATCTTCCGAATATCTTTATAATTCGTCGAATTCACCAAATAGCCGTATTCATTCTGCAAAATATGGCTCTTGTTGGTTTTCCCTATAAGTTTTATAACATTCAGAGTTATCTTCGAATAATCATCAAGTTCCTCATCCATTACCCATTGAAAGCCGTTCTCGAAAAGCGTTGCCCGGGCGACTTCTTGAAACAAATTGATACTATGCTTAAATGCCGTCCCCGTCGTAAACTGCCTATAAACCTCAGTTTCTTCCGATACCTTTCTTTCTTGCTCTAATTCTGCCATTATTATTCATCCCTCTTTTTCGGCGGTTGATCCGGATACCCCCGTAACATCCGCTTTTTTCTCTCAATATCTTCCCTCATCGGTGTCGATTTTATATACCCTTTTACCGGCTCTAAAAACTGCTCGAGAGCCTCAACTCTCGCCCGTAATTTCCTGTTCTCCTCAACCAATATTCCGATCCTCGTCTCTATGTCCTCCGGAATACCGAATACCTTCATCAACCATTTACGCATGATTCTTATAAATCCCCTTTCTCAACTTTTTTTTCTTTGGTATGTATATCCCGTTTATCCAACCGCTTTTTTGCGCTTTCTCCTCCTTGAATATTATCGGCGTTTGCGGCGCTTGAAAACTGCACGATACATAATGCGCTATCGCCGCCGCTATTATTATATCGTCAAAATGTCCGCCCGCCGCCTCCATCTTGTTCTTCGCAATGTCCGTTATCAAAAAATATTCCGCTTGATACCAAAATTCCCTATCTTCAATAAGTTCCGGATGTTCCTTCAAAAGCGCCCTTAATGCCGAAATCATCGGGGCTTTCGTGCTCCCCGTTGTTTTCCAACCGTATTCCACGCCCCCCCCGACGCTGATTTTTTTCGTTTTCGCCAAGTTCTCCGTCATATATACGTTTTTATACCCGTCTCTTATCTTCTCCCCGTTTTCGTCAAACTTCGGCTTTAAAATATAATTGCATATCTCCTTCGAAAAGTTAGTCTCCGGCGCTATCATTGCATTATTGTAATATTCCGCTATCTCTATCGCTATATCCGCAAGCGCATCCTCCGGTATGTCCTTCTGCCCAAATCGCGCCGCATATTTCTTCGTCAAATTGTTAATCACCACAATCTGATTCCAATCCTTGCCTAATCCCGCTGTATCTATCCCGATTGTATACGGCACTTTCTTCTTGATTGTCTCAAGCACCAAATCCGTTTCCTCATACTCATACGCTTGTTTCTCGACCGACCATACCGCCTTCTTCGACCGTATTTCTTCTACCATCTCTTGCGGCTCTTCCCATATCAACAGTTTCTCCGGCGTTATATAACTCTTGATCTCTTTCTTTAACTTCGGCTCTTTGCTCGACTCATATCCCGCCTTGATTGTCTTAGCGTCAAATACCCCCGCCCCACTAGCGAGAAACGCCTCTTCCGGAGTCATCGGATATTCCTGCTGAAAATATAACTCGTTCCCATGGTAATCATCCGATATTTTCTTCCGCCGCCAAGCAATCTGCTCGTCCGTTAGATTGAACCTCTCCTTCAGCCTCGTCTCTTCTTCCGTCAGTTCAAAACCATACGGAACCTCCAATCGATATTCCTCATGATCTTGCCATCCAAAGAAAAACGGCGTATATCCACTCTCCCCTCGCACCGCCCTGTCCCATTCTTCCTTGAAATGATTATACCCGTTCGCCGTCGATTCGTTCACTATTATCGTCCCCGGCACATCAGGAACAGTAGGCGCTAATGAGCTGTTGATTAAATCAATATCCCCGTCCCAAAACGCACTCTCCGATTTGTGTAAATATCTCAAGGTCTGCCCCCGAAATACCCCCTCTCCCGCCGTCGCGAATTGTATCATCGAGTTTATTCCCGTCCCGTCTTTCTTGTCAAACTTGATCGCCTCGCTCGAAAATTGAATCGTCGACGGCCGTAATTCCCTCGGTAAAAAATTATAAAACATCTTCGTCTTGTCGAATATGCTCTGCGCCGAATCCAATCGATGCGCTACTATCCCATAATTGGTGTTCCGATTCATCGCCGCCCACCAAAAACCTAATCCCGTGAAAAATGTCGTCGCCCCTATTTGCCGCGCCTTTAATAAAATTATCCTTATCGGTATGTCGTTCGCTAAACAAAATTCTATATGCTCCATCAGACGCCTTTGTTCCCGGTTGAACTTGAACGGTATCGTCCGCCCCGCCTTGTCTACTATGTAAAGTAAATTCTCCATGAACCATCGCGGATTGAATATCGTCCTCTCATAATCAATCCCTTCAAACATCTTCTCCTTCGGCACTTAAACCCCCTCGATTCCTTATTACCTCATCAATGCTCTTTACACTTACCATCACATTGTCCTTCTTCTGATACTTCGGCGATACCCTCTCTAAATACCACTTCGCATCCCTCGTATCCCCTTCCTCTAATTTCTCTTCCATTACTTCTATAAACTTGCTCTCTATCCCCGCTACTACCTTCTCTTGCGCCCTCTCATATATCTCCTTTAAATAATTGTCCGACCCTATAACCTCTAGCAATTCCTTTACCGTTATCCCTATACGCTCCGCTATCTCCCGATCCGTTTGCCCCACGCTCTTCATTACCTTCACTATCTTTAAATTCTGAACTACCTTCTCATATGCTTCTAAATTTGCCATTTTTTCTCACCTGCCTCTTAATCCTATTATACCTTATTCTTTTTGAAATTGCAAATTATTGTAAATTT